ATCCTGTTTTAAATTTTACAATTTATAATGCTATTGGCGGTAAAATTGTAGAGTTTAGATATCACGATAGAAAATCTGACCGAAGTCATACTCAAATGTATATTATTGGTAAGGACGACGACTTCGGAGAAAGAATAGCAAAAATTGCTACACTGGAGGTTATTAAACAATGAGTAAAATAAAAATAGCAGAACTATTTTATAGTATACAAGGAGAAGGACGCTTTATGGGTGTTCCTTCTATTTTCTTACGCACATTTGGTTGTAACTTCACTTGTAGCGGGTTTGGTATGCCGCGAGGAGAACGTAGTACTGCCAACGACAAAGTATTTGAATCTATAAACTTGTATACAAAATACGAAGACTTACCTATTGTAGAAACAGGCTGCGATAGTTATGCAAGCTGGGACCCGAGATTTAAAGAACTTAGTCCTATGCTAACTGTAGATGCTATTGCAGACAGAATGATCGAACTTCTACCTAATAATAAATGGAAGAATTCTCATCTAGTAATTACCGGAGGCGAACCTTTATTAGGTTGGCAGCGCAGCTACCCTGACTTGTTAAGTCATGAAAAACTTAAAAAATTAAAAGACATTACATTTGAAACGAATGGCACTCAAGAAATTTCTAAAGACTTCAGAAAATACTTAGAAAAATGGACACACAAACACGGTTATCATAATTTAACATTCAGTGTTAGTCCTAAACTAAGTGTCAGCGGAGAAAAACGAGAAGATGCTATTCGTCCAGATATTGTAAAAGATTATGAGAATCTAGGACATACCTACCTAAAGTTTGTAGTAGCTACAGAAGATGATGTCAATGAAGCATTGGAAGTAATTGAAATTTATAAAAAAGCAGATTTTGAAGGTCATGTATATTTGATGCCCGTGGGCGGTGTTGAATCTGTTTATGCTCTAAACAATAGGACTGTTGCAGAGCTTGCAATGAAACATGGATTAAGATACAGTGACAGATTGCAAGTTCCACTATTCAAAAATGCTTGGGGAACTTAATGAAAGAATTTATTAAAAAAATAACAGGTATCAAAAAATTACAAGAAGAAAAAGAACGTCTTGAACAAGAACGAGTAGACGCACTTGCTCGCGCAGAAGAAGCCAAACGTCAAGAAGAAGAAGCCAAACGTCAAGAAGAATTGGCTAAAATGACTCCAAAAGAAAGAGCTACAGCTAATAACGAGCCCTACGTGGCTGTGTTGGATACTAAAGTAAATCCAGATAATCCCAGAAATGGTTTTTTTGAACTTGACTGGAATGACTATTTTATTGTACAATTAAGACAAGCTGGATACGGATTAGAAGGAGATCCAGACGAACTTGTAGTTGATTTATGGTTCCGCGATCTAGCTAGGAACATCTTATCTGAAGAAGGTATGGATGTAACTAGAGGTGCCGGTTATATTAACGTAATTCCAATTAGTCAAGGTAAATCAGAAGTCTCATGACCTATATTTTAGTAGATACTGCTAATACTTTTTTTCGAGCAAGACATGTTGTTCGCGGAGATGCCGATATTAAACTTGGCATGGCCCTACATATCACTTTTAATAGTATTAAAAAAGCATGGCAAGACTTTAAGGGCAAGCACGTTGTGTTCTGTCTCGAAGGTCGTAGCTGGCGTAAAGATTTTTATGCCCCTTACAAGGCAAATCGAGCCGAGACTCGTGCAGCCATGACTGCCAAAGAACAAGAAGAAGATCAATTGTTCTGGGAAACATTTGATAAGTTTAAAGAATTTATTACAGAAAAAACAAATTGTACAGTTTTGCATCATCCTCAGCTAGAAGCAGATGATTTGATTGCAGGATTTATACAAATGCATCCTAATGATAATCACGTAATTATTTCTACAGATAGCGATTTTCATCAATTAATTTCTACCAATGTTAGTCAATATAACGGAGTAGCTGATACATTAACTACTCATGAAGGAATTTTTGACAAGAAGGGGAATCGAATCATTGATAAAAAAACTAAAGAAGAAGTTTCAGCACCTGACCCTTCTTGGTTACTTTTCGAAAAATGTATTCGAGGCGATTCGTCCGATAATGTGTTTTCAGCATACCCGGGTGTTAGAACCAAGGGAACTAAGTCAAAAGTTGGATTGAGAGAAGCATTCGAAGACAGAACTAAAAAAGGATTTTCGTGGAACAATCTCATGCTTCAGAGATGGTTAGATCACGAAGGGAAAGAACATCGTGTAATAGACGACTACGAAAGAAATCGTAGACTTATCGATCTATCTTATCAACCTGATCATATTAAAGAAATTATAAAAGATACTATTAAAAAAGAAACACAAGATCCTAAAGCAATTAGTCAAGTCGGAATACGATTATTAAAATTTTGTCAATTATATGACATGCAAAAAATAATGGACAGTGTGCAAAGCTATGCTGATCCCTTTCAAGCGAGGTATACTTATGAACATCAAAGCTAAAACCATAGTAGATGGAAAATTTTGGATTGTAGAAAAGGACGGAGAAAAAGTAGCTACATTACAAAAAAAAGAAAATAATAAATTTATTCTTAGTTCAAAAGAAGGAGAAAAGTTTTTTAACAAAAAAGATGAACTAACAAAAATTTTTGGAAATGACTTTTTTGATAAAAAAATCAAAACAAAAATAAGTCCTGTCGAAGTTAGAGATGTTCACGGATATCCTACACCATGTCATCCTTATAATCCACTATTTGATTTAAAAAGAAAATTACCTCTTTTTACAAAAAGTACTCAAAGTAAAAGTCTATATTGTGCAGGATACTATACAATTAAATTTGACAAGGGATGGGTAAAGAGTTTTTGTCCTAAACTTATCACGATAGAACGATACGAAAATAAAGGTCCATTTAAAACCGAACTAGAAATGAGACAGGTACTTAATCATGCAAAATAATACAATCAACACACTACCGATTCAGCAGTTCATACAGCAGGTCAAGGCCGCAGATTTAAGCCAACAAAAAGAAATAAAATTAGATATTAAAAATGCTAAAAATTTAGCACTATGTTTAGGGGAAATTAGTGCTAAACTATTACAAGATTATTCCGAAATAATAAACTCTTTACAAAAAACTTCTACAGAAAATGTAACTATTAAAATGGACGGTGGTGGATTCTAATCTTTGTTTAGATAAATATGTGTATATATTTGGAGATGAATATATGTCACGACCTAAACCAAAAGTACTATTAGAACAAATTAATAAAAAAAATTATAAATGCGATCAAATTTTAGAATCAGAAGCCATATGGGCGGTTTTTTATAAAGGTAATCCGTTTAATTTAAAAACCTTTAATAGTTTAACAAGTTATCCCGGACCTAAATATAAAAAAGTTAGTTTTAGCAACCCCGGACATGCACACAATCTTTCAAAAAAATTAAATCAAATGTTTAATTGCAAAGATTTTGAAGTTTATAAATTAACGACCGGCCAAGTTCTCAAATGATTTCTAAAGAATCGTATACAAGAATTTTTCTTAAACAAAAAGAAAAATCTTGCGATCCTGCTAACATCAAACTTCACATGTATAAATGGTGGCAAAGTCATCGTTCAAAGAAGCAAGGGGGATTACGATTATCAGATGAAGGATTCGAATTCTTATTAAAAGAATTAGATTTGAGAAGTTACGAAGTAAAATTTACAGAGCCAATCGAACTAAGCCCGCAAACAATTATATTTTTGGACAGATATATTGATTGTCCTTACTATCTTACTAACAGTTATATAACTGTTTTTTCCGAAAAAAAAGCTTTTGAATTATACATGTTTTCTGATGATATTAGAAAATTTGGACTAATTAAAGCCATAAGTCGCCAAAATCAATCTAGTCAAACTGACGAACCCGTTGAAGAAAACACTTGACAGTGTAAAAGAGTTGTTATATAATTAGAACACTTAGACAAGTACTAAAACAAATTTTTTCAACTCAACGAAAGGTTAACAAATGAGCGAAATCGTATCGCGTCAAGTAGGTCCTAAGGCTGCTAAAAAATCTCTGCGTCGTGCTTTTAAAGCCAATCGTCCTTTGTTTATTTGGGGTCCTCCAG